CTACGGGATTCGAACCCGTGATCTTCGCCGTGAAAGGGCGATGTCCTAGACCGCTAGACGAAGGGGCCAACTGGCGGAGAGGGTGGGATTCGAACCCACGGTACCTTGCAGTACGCTAGTTTTCAAGACTAGAGCAATCGACCACTCTGCCACCTCTCCTAAACGTTAGAGACCAATCGCGGTACGATATGTCTCTAGAATCATATCTTCTTCTTGCCGAATATGCGCTTCCTTTTTACGGAGACGAATAATCTGGCGAGTCGCTTTAGCATCGTAACCTTCGCCTTTCAACTCAGAATAGACTTCCTTACGATCTGCCTTCCTAGCATCAAGATCCGCTTCGATATTTTCGATGCGCTCGATGAAGAGGCGATACTTATCAACTGCAATAATGTCACTCATAATATTCTCCTACAAAATGGATGCCCCGTCAGGTCTCGAACCTGAACTCTTCTGAATCAAAATCAGACGTGTTGCCAATTACACCACGGGGCAAGAACCTCAATAACAAAACCAATATACTATAGATTTATAAAATAGTCAACACTTTTCTTCAAACTATTTGTATGGGTCGTAATTTCTTCCCCATAACCATCCACTCGGTAGACTGAACGATCTTGGGTCGACCAGATGCGTCTTACCACTAGGTTCAACACACCACCTTCGCACCCGCATACTTTGCATAAGACTCATCTTGCGACGAGTCTCGTAGGAGTGCCTCCGATTATACATCGGATTATTCTCTCCCCGACGAGTTCCCTTCATCGTCCTGCTAATCTTTGCTCGATGCTCGTCTGACAATCCATTGGCATTTGGGTTTTTACTACCCTTCTTTGCCTCGGCAATTTTCTCTCTGCCTTCTGGAGTGTGCAATCTATTTCGTCGGCGAGTTACCTTGTCAACGACTTTAGAGATCTTTTGTTGCTTAGAAGCAGTTTCGCGAATCAACTCAATGTTGGTTGTCTGTAGAATCAGTTCGCGAGGTTTTGGGACGATTGTTGGATCTTTTACGATCCACAGTTCCGTTTTATGTTGAAAGAGGTAAAACCTCATTTACAATGCCTTTATCAATCAACGTCAAATCATGTTCCCGATCAATGTATTTAAACTCTACATGGTCTGGATCAAATTCCTGTAGCGCCTCGAAGACATCCTTCGTATTTAGCGCCGAGCACGTATACACATCCAGTTGCATGAGAGCAGGAGAAACCTCATCCCAAACATGCATAGCAATATGCGATGTTTCGATAATAGTAACTGCAGTCAAACCACGATTGCCTTCCATGTCACTGTAAACAGCATATGGACCCATTAGTATCTTCATACCAATTTTATCAACCAGAGTCTTCATCCAGTCCTGGATTGCCTCTGCGCATTGTGGTGGATTCTTCAATTCAGCTCTGATAATCAGATGTTTATGCTCAAGAATTTGCCCCATCGATGTTCCTTCTTCGTAGGTGCTGGAAAGATCTTATTTATAAGACCGACAAAGACTTTTTTGCTCGAGACTGCTTCTTAACCTCTGGTTTCTTCCATCCAGGAAGGAATGATTCTAGCACATCTGCTAATGTAGGATACTTATCGAGGAGTTTCTGGTCCTTGACAAGATCGAGCAGTTCTACCTCAGTAGCTACTACGCCCTGACAGATCTGCATCCAGAGTTCTTCCCTACGCCACTGACCGAGATTCTTTGCGCTTCCATCTGGTAGCAGAGTTAGAAGACGACGAAACTCCTGTGTGATGGTGGTGTCGCCCATATTTTCGGGGAGACCTTCATCCTTAAAGGGAGTCTTACCTTCTGGTAGATTCCATGGACCTTGTTCGTAACCCACACCCCATGCAATAAATCGCATAAGAATAGAGTTGCCGACTGAGATTGCACCAACACGTGCGGAAAGTTCTTCTGTTGTTTTTGCTTCAACTGCCCAGTCAAGAGCCTCGTTGATTTGCCTAAATTTCTTGGGTACTATTGCCATTTAAAATTCATCCACTAGTTCAATCAATTGTGTCATACGATTAGCGATAAAGTAGTTCAATAGACCAGAACGGTCGCCACCCTTCTGCATCTCGTAACTATCTATAATACTTTCCTTAATATCTTCAGGAATTCTTGATAGATCAACCAGTTCGCGGTTGCGCTGGTAGTTGCGCCACATTTCATCACTGTTGATAAACTCTTCTGGTTTCTGAGTTTTCCATTCAGCGAGTTTATCTTTACGAATAGGACGCTGACGGTCACCATTGATGAAAGTGTCATCACAGGAAAGGATATTCGGAACACCGTCACCCTTATCGCCCATGATAATATGTTCCATGAGCACTGCTTCAGGTGATTCCTTCAACTTACAGAACTTCTTTTGAACAGGAGCATACTGTTTAACATTGTTCCACTTCTGCAGTTGCTGGAAGTCATGGTCACCAGAAAGAATAAGGAAAGGTTCAGCACTAGGCATGAGACCATCAGTGTTCATAGTCTGACTATACTCGGCGAGCACTGCGATAACATCATCTGCCTCAGCACCATCAACGTCGATTACAGGATAAGGGAAATGCTCTGTGAGTTCGGAGCGAACAAGGTGTAGCGCCTCGAAGATAGAGTTCCAGTCGAATCCACTTTCATCACGCGACTTCTTACGGTTTGCCTTGTAGTTCGGGAAATACTGACGACGCCAGTAGTGACGATTGTCACAGGCGATAACCATATCGCCAAACTCAGGACCAAACTTCTTACGATATGACCGAAGCGCATTGATAATCATGTGACGAACGAGAGGGATGTTTACCTCAACGTCACGACGACCCGCCAAATTTGCCATCAGACTGCTGATTGCAGTCTGGTTATAATCTACAACAATCACGTTTCATCATTCCCATCATTTAATTTTGTATCAAGTGCATTACGAATATCAGTTAGTAGATACGTTTCAGGCGTATCAATCCCACGTTGACGCAAGAACATCCCATATACCAGAACAGAAATTACTGCTGCATCAGCATAGAAACTATCGTGTTTTGTAATGCCAAACTTCTCAGTGCAAACCTTGGTGATTCCTGCCATGACTGATCGACCTGCACGTTCGGCGTCTTGATACGAGTTGTAGTCATCAATACCTTCGAGGAAGTATGTAAGAGATTCCTTATCTGGATTTGTATCTTCGAACTTCTTCTTAGGATTAAGAAAAGTCACGTTATCATTATCGCTCATCAAAACACTTTCAAAATTAATGTAGTCGGAGTCAGTCGCGCACGAACAGGTGCAGGCTTACTCTTAACGGCTGAGTACCATTTAGTCAAGTCTTTTTTCGCCAGTTCAGCAAATTCTTTTACTTGAGTCTCTGGTTTACGTAGCAACCGTGAGTTAGAGAAGTTCTCATCAAATCCTACAAGACTTGCACCCTTGACAGTAATGCTACCACTGACTGGGTTATAGTACTTGGAGATCTTTCGAGTCTTGGTGTCGAAAGTCCACACTTCACTACAGTTTAGCAGATTGATAGGTTCGACACTGGCGATACCAAGTGCAGTATCTTCCTTGAGGAACTTTAGGTTCTGGACCAATTTGGTCTTATCCTTTGGTTTCTTCTTACGAACCTTAGCAACCTGCTTGCTGACATGCGACTTTTTAAGATCGTTGACATAGGATTCGAGCAACTTGACGATATCCTTGACAATCTTCATACCAGACAGATGTTCGTAACTCTCGAGCAACTGCGATTGCATGTCAGTCAGTTTTGCCTTGGGTATACGACGAACTTCTACCAATTCAGCAAACTCGGCGAGGATAGGTTGAATCTTTTCGACGCACTCAAGGTAATGTCTGTCTGCCATACGATATGGCATAAGAATTTGTGCTATATTCTTTACATCTTCGCCAATGACCAGATTCTCGATCTCGTCATTAACATCAGATACAATGAAGTGACCTGCAATCAACGGTTTCTTTGCAACCTTGACTACAGGTTCTGGAGAGGTGTCATCCTCTTCGAGTTTGGTACGCTTATTGAAAGTTTCCTCGACCTTCTCCCAGATACGAGAGGTATCTCTGTCGTTAAGAGGGAACCCACGCATAGCGATACGAGCTGAATTAGCATAGGTGCGTGGAAGCAACTTGTCAGGAATCTTACTGAGAGTTTTCAGTTTATCCCTATCACCCTTGAACCAGTCGCTCAAGAATGCACGACAATCCTTAGCATCCACGATGTAATTATACCAAGAGAGAGCATTACCAAACTCTGCCTGATAGTTTACAGGTTCGTAGTCGGCAACCCAAATGGGTTCGACACCAACGAATTTCGATTCAGCAATAGGGACTTTCAACTTATGCATGGGTTCACCTCATCAAATTTATAGATTACTTATACCGCATTTCTGCAGAAAAGTCAAGCCATAAATTTGACATTTGTGATAGTATCATATCTGAAAGAGCGCCAAGCAGACTTTTCAGTATCCCAGACAGGTAGAACATCAGGGTTTACCACCTTACTTTCAGCAGGAGTTGTTTTCTTCTCGGGCACTACGCTTTCCTGCAGAGTACATTTGATGACTCGAACATCACCATTAAGTTTTGTGAACGTCACTTCGGCGTTCATCTTCTTAAGATTCTTTACGAGCATTTCACGGTCAATTTCCATAATCACATTTTCCTTACATTATTTTCGTCTATAATAATTTTACCATCTCTCCAAGATTTTCTGGGAGGATCTGGTGCGGGTATATCGTGGGTTGATAGATTATTTTTTTCCATAGCGAAGAAATCAGTGGGGTTTTCTACTACCACCTCAATTTTCTTCTTTGGTTTATGCTTCTTAACAACCTTCTTCGGTGCCACTGTTGGTGGAGTTGGATCAACCTCATCAACAGCGACAAAGTCTACTATACCCGCTTCTTCCTTTTTAGTCAAGCTTAAAATTGAAATATTTGCTGCAATAACCAAAAGAATTGCCAGAGGGTCGAATACGAAGATAAGAACAATAATCATCAAGCGCACTGCTTTGTCGATAGTAGCAGTATCGCCACTACCGTAGAACAGTTCTGCGATATATTTTATCGGACCTACTTCTGCTTCGAGTTTGAGATTTTCTGTTTTGAGCGGTATGAGATCAGTCTCAATAGTCTCAATGTCTGCAGTCGCACTCTCAATTTCTTTATTGAGAGACGCACGTTCCCGTTTCTGTCTGTTTCGAATGAAATTAGCATCGAGCACATCCTCTGCAGTAGTGAGTCTGTCCAAAGTATCCAAAGATGTTTGCGCATTTTTGAGTCTCCTTTCTGCAGATGTTTTCTTGCTCTCGAGTTGTTCTATCTTAATTTGCGTGGAACCGCCAACAGTGCTATGTTCGATGTGCGCTCCACTTAGATAACCGAATACGCCAATACTTGTGATAAATGATAATACCACAATCGCGATTGTGAAATATGTTTTCAACAGTTTGTTTGCGGTTTTCCAATTCCTATACACCCAACTCGCAGTAACGAGTTTAGCAAATTCTAAAGATCCACCCATCGCTGCAACAGCAATAGGGGATGCGGGGAAAATCGCCATCAAACCTAATATCGAAAAGTAACCAGCAACTGATGTAATCGCCAGCGCTGCCAACATTAATAGTGCTATGAATAGCATCCAGGTCTCCAATCAGGTAATTTTAATTCTTTCAAGTGATCAAGTCTCAGACGCACATTCCACATTTGATTGATGCATCTGTCGTCGAGTCTATGCTCCCATTGCAGGATATGTTCAACTGCTTTGGCATGCGATTTGCTGTCGTATTCAGCGACAACTTCCTTGCGCATTTCGCCTTCATAGTTAGTCACATAAGAGGAACTTCCGAAGTATGTTTCGAAAAGTTTCTCTGTCTTACATGAATACCCAATATAAAATTTGCCGTCGTCGAAGTAAGTGCAATATACTCTATGCACCTTCTTCGGCAACGGCTTACGTTTTTTTCTAATTACCATAATCTAGTCCGTAAGTAGACTATTTATTCGCTTTCTTGATCGGAATCGAAATCATATTCTTCTTGATCGATCCCTTCGCCGCAGAAAGGACAGTACAACACTCTATAATATTTACCGTCCATATCATGCTCTACAGAGAATAGAGCATTACAACTAGAACATTCGTGCTCCTCGTCAAGCATGTAAATTACACATCAGTAATAGTTGTAGTAGATATAATACCAACGGAATTATGATATTCGTCCATTGCACCACCTAGATTACCCGAGGCAACAAATGCTTCAAACTCTTCAGCGACTGCATCATCTGTGAACGTATATTCTAATACCTGGACATACATATCATTCAGGATATCGAAATGAAATGTAACAGTATCTCTATTATTTTCTAACCATTCATCCAATAAAGAATTCTGCGGGGGATTGGTCTGAAAATACCACAAAGTTTGATGTGACGGTCTAGTATTTGTAATAGTAAGTTTCTTCGCCATGATAGTTTCCTTCTCGTTTAAATTTATGCTGCCACACCCCAAACATCATCCCACTTGCCTGATAGTGCACCCTTGGCATAGTCGGTAGCACGATTTTCAAAGAAGTTGGTGTGTGTTGGTGCGTTGATCATTTCCTCGACCCAAGGCAGAGGATTTTTCTTAATCTTAAAGATACCCTTGAGACCGAGACTAATTAGTCGACGGTCACAAATATAACGGATATACTTCTTTACATCTGCAGATGTGAGATCTTGCATCTCACCCATCTCGAATGAAAGATCAATAAACTTATCTTCCAGTTCTACCATTTTCTCGGCGATGGTATAGATACTGGACTTCAATTCATCGTTCCAGAGTTCGCGATTTTCCTCGACATAAGTGCGGAACAACTTGATCATCGACTCAGCATGCATCGTCTCATCAACGATTGACCAAGTAACAATCTGTCCCATTCCCTTCATCTTTCCGTGACGAGGGAAGTTGAGGAGCATAATGAAGGATGAGAACAGTTGCATACCCTCAGTGAATGCACTAAATGCAGCGATATTGGTCGCGACCGATTCAGGTGTTCCATTTGCATTCGACAAATCCGTAAAGTAGTCGTGCTTTGCTCGCATTGAGTCGTATTCAAGGAATTCTTGATATGTCGTTTCTGGCATACCCAGAGTTTCAATAAGGTGAGAATACGCTGCAACATGTAGTGCCTCCCTTGCCGCAAATCCCATCAACATCATACGAATTTCAGGTTGAGGGAAATACGGTAGATAGTTCTTCACATAACCGCCAGCAACATCGATGTCACCCTGTGTGAAGAAGCGGAAAATGTTAGTCAGAAAGTGTTTTTCACCATCGGTAAGACGCTTCTTCCAGTCTTGCACGTCTTCGACCATTGGCACCTCAGTATGCAACCAATGTGACTGCTCATGCTTTAACCAAGCATCATACGCCCAAGGATAGTTGAACGGTTTGAAATACGATCTTTCACTCATTAATGTCATGGACGACCCTGACCCCTATACTTTTTGAAGTTTTGCTTTTTATTTTTATTCATTGTGCTGGTTTTAATCTTCCCATTACCAATCGAAGTACCTCTCTTATGAGTTTCGTTGATGCTGTTTTTCGTTGTCCCAGTAGACTTGCTGCCTTTTGCCATTAATTATTCTCCGCCCATTTGATTAAACCATCATAACCACCGACGTGATGTCCATTAATCCAAATTTGCGGAACAGTTGTCACCCCAGGAACTGCGGCAACTACATCTTCCCATAATACATCTTCACCCACCACACTTTCAATATACTGAATTTCCATACCAGTCATGAATTCCTTTGCCAATACGCAATAGGGGCAATCAGGTTTGGTATAAATCTCTGCAAAAAATTGTGTCATTTCTTATCCTTCGCATGCAACACAGGTGTCGCCTTCGATCATTGCTTTGAAGTCGAGTTCTTTAATTACTTCTCGTTCAATACGCTTTGATACCTTATCTGCCTTACCAATCTTCTCGGAACGGCAATAGTATAGAGTCTTCAAACCTTGCTTCCATGCAAGATAATGGACTGCATGAATATATTTGATATTTGCATCAGGACGGAAGAATAGATTGAGGGACTGTGCCTGATCAATAAACTTCTGTCTGTCTGCTGCATGTTCAATAACCCAACGCTGATCGATTTCCATCGAGGTTTTGTAGACACTCTTAGTAATATCGTCCATCCATGTAAGGTGCTGCACCGAACCATCGTTGGCGATAATCGAGGACCAAACCTCGTCATACCAACCAGCAGGTCTGCCGAATGCCGCTTCTTCTAGAATAATCGCGTCAAGATATTTATTCTTATTCAAAAATGAACCCGATAGTGTATCTTGACGATATGCATTTGCTCGCCATGGTTCAATCGACGGACTAGTATTACCCATGATGATTGACGACGATGCGTTTGGAGCAATTGCCTGCATATGTGAGAAACGACGACCAGTGCCAGCAGCATCAGGTGCTTCGCCACGCTCTGTTCCAAGTTCTAGATTCGCAGTATCTAGACGATTCTTGATTAGTTTGAACATTCGCATGTTCGTTCCCTTAGCGACTGCCGACTCCCACGCAATACCCTTGCGCTGAAGATAAGCATGGAAACCTAGTGCTCCGATACCAATAGAACGTTCGCGCTTTGCTGAATAGATCGCACGAGCAACCTGCTTCGGAGCATTGTCAATAAAGTATTGTAACACGTTATCTAGCATTTCCGCCATGTCCTTGAGGAACAACGGATCTTTCGACCATGCATCATAGTATTCTAGATTAACGGACGAGAGGCAGCAAACCGCAGTACGCTTCCTATCCGTTGGAAGAATGATTTCTGAACAGAGATTTGACTGATGAATCTTTAGACCAAGATCCTTCTGGAACTGCGGCATTGCACGATTAGACGTATCAATAAAGTGTAGGTATGGTTCACCTGTCATCATACGAAGTTCGAGAATCTTCTGCCAAAGTTCCTTCGCTGAAACTGTGTCGCGGATTTCACCCGATTTCGGATCGGTAAGGTTCCAACTGTCGTCGGCATCCTTGTCCGTCATACAACGCTCAACGATTTCCATAAACGCATCCGAGATGTTGATCCCATGGTGCAGGTTCAGTGCACGCATGTTGGGATCACCCGTCGGTTTGCGCATCTCTAGAAATAACCCAACATCAGGGTGAGAAATATCCAGATAAGCAGCATAAGAACCACGACGAGTGCGACCTTGACGGTAAGCCATACTAGAAGCATCATAAGTGCGAAGGTGAGGCATAACGCCAGTAGACTTATCATCTGCGGCGCGAATGCCAAAACCAATACCAACGCCGCCACCAAGCATAGACAACCAGTTAGTTTCTGAAAGATTTTCAACTAGACCCTCCGCAGTATCGTCAATGAAGTTTAGAAAACATGAGATTGGCATACCACGCTTCGACCGACCAAACGAGAGGATCGGAGTGGCATATGACAACCAGTGCTTTGACGCATATTCGTATAGACGCTGCGCATGTTCAGGATTAGAACCGAACGTCTTTGAAACAAAAGCGAATCGATGTTGTGGAGACGTTTCGTCGTCCTTCATATATGATTCTTGAAGTCGCTGAATACCTAGTTTGTCAAACAGGGAGTCCCGTGATAGGTCAATTTCAATATCCAGATAATTCTCTCTTGCCATTTATAGTCCCTGTTCCTTCAACACTTTTTCGATGTCTGGTTTGAAATATGATTCTGGTTTCAGAATCTTACCATCCTCGCGCTTTTTAATCTTACCATTATCAGAAACCTTGCTCATGTTAGAAGCACGCACTTCTTTCCACACTTCTTCAAAGTTGATACCAAGAGTTGCAAACAATCCTTGAACAACCCAGACTAGATCGGCACCACCGTCAGCAATGTCTCCAATATGACGACGAAGAAACCCATCGCAAAGTTCGCGGTATTCTTCATCGATTAGATTAATATATAGGCTTGCTTGCGCCATATTATCATCATTTAGATGAGGTTTTACACCAACATATTGATCCGCTGCGGACATAAATTCAGTAACGTCTTCTTGATAATTCATAGTATTTTCTTTCATTAGTGTAAAACTTCCATCTTCATTGGCAACCCACGTGATAGTATCACCTTCTTTCCATTGCAGTTTTTCGAAACCTTCCCAAACAATATAGTGCTCGTCTGCGAAAGGATCGTATTCAACTTTAATAGTATCACTCATTTGCGCACCTCTTCAAGAATGTGATATTTAGGTTCCCATCCGAGTCTGCGCATTTCATCGATATTGGCATGAGTGACTTCTCTCTCACCAACAACATCTTTGAAAGGAACATCTCGGTATCCATAGGTATCCAAAACTTCACTGACAGAGATCGGTTCATCCGACCCAATATCTACTATACCCGAATAATTCGGATTAGTCAATAGAATTTCAATCGCAGAGCAAATATCTTCAACATGCGTCCAGTCTCGAAGATGTTCTGTTTTATATTCGATTTTATTATTAAGCATCATATCATAGAACATATCAGGGCGACTGTCTGGACCATAAACTGTATGGAATCTCATACCAATTGAGGTATATGGCGCAAGTTCTTCCATCGCCTTTTTGCTGGTAGCATATGGATTTTTCCACCACTCATAAATTGAGGAGGAAGATGCATAGATTACCTTTACCCGATTAATCTCTGCCCATCTAAAGATGCGATTCGATGCAGTCACATTAGTTTCCCAATAACCTTCTGGATCGTCCCAACTTTTGCGAACACCAGCGAGTGCTGCTAGGTGTAGAACAACATCTGGGTTCCCGTAAGACTCTGTCATCTTCCATTCACGAATATCTCCCTCGTATGGAATTACAGTGTGATTCTTAGAAAGAATACGAAGCGCATTCCTACCGATAAACCCTTCATGTCCAGTTAGTAGAATTCTCACGGGAGTTTTCTTTCAAACTCTGCTTGTGCTGCCATGCTATCTAGAGCTGCCTTGACATCAGGGAAGTGATGGGCAATTATATCCCAGCACTGCACTGCAACGATACGGTGTTCCTTTTGAGTCGCCTTATCCATGCGCAACTGACAGTAGTGAACCCATGACCGAAGCGAACCTGCCATGATGATAGTTGATTCTGTTAGACCTTCAGGGAGAACAGCACGTGCCTGTTCCTTGGCGATACCATTTTCAATTGCCCACTCATAAGCATCTACCGCAGCATGAGTTAAGGTTCGTTGTTTCAAATCCCACTCTCCAGCAAGTTCGCTATCTTCAACTTCTACTGAGTTCTGTCTGTTCTTGGCATCCTGCAGACGTGCTTCCCGTACAACAAATCCCAGATCCTTGGTTGGATCGGCGTAACGCTGACTGTACTCTTGGAATCTGAAAGAACTATGCCGCAAAATCTGGCGGGCAATATCTCGTGTTGTTTTAATTTCCATTGCGACATGGACCATCTCCAGTGGTGACCAGTGTTGGTTCTTAATAAGATACTGAACCAGTTTAGGTGCTGTTGCGGTGTTGTTTTGGTTTGACGGATTAGATACTCTTGCTGCCCATGCAACAAGTTCATTAGCAGTATTACATTCTGTGTAGGCAGAAGGTTTCGACAGACTTACTAGGTTTACTTCACTCATTAAATGTTTTCCAATGCTTCCAACTTGTCTTTGTATTCAGCGATATGACCAAGTTCTAGTTCAATCGCACCCATGAAGTCAGTATGCTCATGAATTGCCATTGGGTTATTCATCATAACACGCACGTTCATTGCATGCTTTTCAATGTGTGCTTGAAAATGCTTCCGAAGCACATGTTTAATATCATCTTTCATTCAACTCTCCATGATTTTGTATTCAGTTTAATATTAGTCGGCCAATCACCCTCGGTAAATGACTTGTCGTGGAACCGTAGTTCATTTGTTGGCATGATACACAGTCTGCCATTGTCTAGTTCTATAAACATAAACTCCTTAGACTGCGATGGATGCATACTGTAACCATCGTTCATCGGAATGGCAGTAAACAGATAGCGACCAAACTCTCCAGTGCTCCGTATCTCTGCTCGCTGGGTGTTTAGATAATCATAACTGACAACTGAGAATTGATCACCATAACAATCCCATACCTGTGTATCATCAAGTCTCCAAAATGGTTCTGGTTCTACAGAAAATGCCAGAGCATGCGGAGGAACGCCACGGTAGACTGCACCACATTCCAACATCACATGGCAACCCCATGAATGTCCAGGTTTTGAATGTAATGCAAACCAAACGCAGGGTTCAAAGATATAAGGTTCTACATCTTTACGAATGAATGATGATTGCACCCAGCAGTAAATATGATTTGGGATGTTTCCCGATCCAGTATAAAGCATTACTCGACTTCAAATTCTTTGACAGTCTGGAACTGTGCCTTGCTTACGAAACCAATGCCCAATAGATGGTCTACACGGTCAGTTGCATCGGCATAATTTGCATACCTGCCATCATCGAACCACCACCATCGGTCGAGACCAAGAAACCAGCGAGGTTCGCGTCGGTATTCGACCAACCACATATCGTCTGTTCGATGAATACGCAACTTTGTAATTCTGGTATGACGGATTTCTACGCCATATTCATTAGCGACCAATTCGCTCATACTTTCCTCCACATGGCATACTTTGCCTTTGCTGATAGACCTTGAAACGTATTATCATTTATAATACTCTGGATTTCACCAGAAGTCAATCCATTTTCAATCATTTCATTAATATCTTTTCCTGGAACATCTGGCCAGATGACCATCTTATACCCCATATCAATATACTTATTCATCAACTTACCAACGTCTCTGTTTTTAGGTTGGTTGTCGAAAATAATTGTTATTTTTTCTTTCGGTATCGGGAGTTGGTCGATTTTTCCGAATGACGTTCCAGCACAAGCGATAGAATTATCCAGAAAAAGGGAGTCAAGGGGTCCTTCGACGACGAGTACTTCTTTTGTAGGATCGATTTGATCCAAACCGAAAATCGATGGTGCATCTTCATCTACCTTAACATTGATATACCGTAATGACTCACCTCTGATTCCACGAAGACTAACAACAAGTAGTTTACCAGCGCCATCAAGAAAAGGAATCGCGAGTCTCGGTTCAGTTGTGATGATCGAATCTTTGTATTTAGCATTAAGTTGAACCACGTCTTTAACATTAGGAATGAAATACAACCGATCAAAAGCAGAGCGAGGGATTTTGCGGTCAGTAACATATTGGATTACCTCATGATCATCTGGTAGTGTGTCAAGTCGATCCATAATCGAGTCGAGTAGTTTGGGTTCAGGTTTCTTGGCAAACTTCGGTTCTTCAAACTTGAGAACTGATTCTACAGTCTTGTGTGATGTCTTATTATGAGCGCCATCGGCATAACGCTCTACGACATATTGACTATAAAGATTTGAATCGAAGTTCTTCAGGAAGGTTCCGAAGTGATGACTCGCGCCACATTTATGGCACTTGTAATACAGATCGTTCTTCCCGCGATAGAAGTATCCTCGCGCCTTGCGCTTATTACGCTGTGAGTCGCCGCAGAGAGGACACCTGCAGTTATATAGATCTTGTGATTTTTTCTTGAAGTTCTCGAGACGATACGAAACCGAATGGAGATACTTGATATCAATATATAAACTCATAATATAGTTATACCCGATTTCATCGGAGAAGTAAAGGCTTTTATTGAATAAATTTCATAAGCATTGGAAGTATCTTGGTAATGATAGCACCAAGAACGATACCACCACCAATCATAATATACTTGGTTTTTTCCAATTTGTCAATACGATTTTTATGTTTTTCTTCTTCTTTATCAACTGAACCTTTAAGATCCCTGATAGCAGCAAGCATCTTGTCTTCAGTCGACTGAATTTTTGCCTCGAGTTCACGAGTGGTTGTCGTGATACGCGAATGTAACTCGGCGTTACTTTCCTTGGTTTCTTGTCTATGCACTTCTAAACTCGTGTAGATATCTTCGTTGACTGTTTCTTGCGCATCGAGTTTGGTGTCATGGACAGCGAGCATCTTATTGATGCAGTTGGAAACATCACCAATCTTCTCGATGGCGAGGTCGAGACGACTGAACACGACCTGAATTTGCTTCAGATCGTGTTCAATTACTGCGACTTTTGTTTCC